CCTTTGGGGTTTTTAATAATATTACCCGTCAACAATTGAGGGTAGTTCTGTATAACTATATTTCTAATCTTTTGCAAATCTTTAGCACTATTTTGCGAGTCGTGCACATCTATACCAAATTTAGTTTTTATATCTACAGCTACTATATCTGGGATAATAGCAAATGATCTAAAATTTTGTTTTTGGTTAGCAAACATACTTTTTGAGGCTGCTCGTGATTTAGAAGCATAGTCTAAATAAGCTGATACATCTTGTGTGGCCCTGAATTCGCCATTCTTACCATACGTATCTTTAATAAAATTACTCATTTTAATTCTCCGATTTAAGGTTGAATACCCCTACTTAAATATACTAATATAATACATTTAAATAGAGGCAGCCCCGTAGGGCCACCCATATTTCCAAATAAAACTTACGCTTGGATTACGCCGATTCCAGAAATCATTCCAGATGCAAATGTGTTTCTGCATTCTAGAGTAGTCTCTTCAATCATCATAGCAGTTGTGCTATCACCTTGTGTACCAACGTCAGCTGTGTGCAGAGGACGTAAAGTAGCTAATGACCACCAACTTGGATCGTAGACAAGAACGTCTGTAGCTCCACCTAGTCCATCACTCTTGTCTATGCTACTAGCAAGACCTTGAATGTAGTTAGGCACAACTTTTACTAAGCCAAAGTCACTTTCGTATAATTCAACAGATTGTCTGATTGAACCTTTCTCATCGAGGTTACGACGAGTTCCTGTGACAGCTTGAGCTAAAGCAGAGAAGTTACGTTTTTGACTTGGAGACATCATAAGTACTGTTGCCTTTCCACCTTCTTCGTAAACTCTTTGCATTACTTCATCAACATCACTTAAAGCAAGTGAGTGAGTACCAGCAGTAGCAGCAGCACTTGTAAGACCTGCAGCAGCGCCTGTAGCAGCTGCATGAGAACCTGAAGCAAATGCCGGAGTTGAAGCAGAAACGTCCCATGTGTTATACGCAGGAACCCACGCTTGATATCCAGCCATAGTACGGCCAGCGTTAGCACCAATACCATCAGCTCCACCAGAACCATTAGTTACTTGGCGTGAACCAACTAACGCATGCTCTAAGTCACGCTTAAGCTCAGTACCTTTTTTCTTCATTTGGTACGCGAATTCAGAATTGCGTCCAGCTTTAGAAACACTGTCAAGAGTCTTAGACACTTGGATATGCTTAGTAAGGATCTGTGAGTAATTACCAGCACGAACTGTGCTAATATTTGCAACAGAACCTGCCGCGAAGTCTGAACCTTCAGCTTGCGCGTTTGCAGCGGGTGCCGCTAGCTCATCAGTTTGCCATTCGTGAAAGACAGCTGTAGCTTTTTTGTTACCAATAGAAGACAAGAACGGAGTCTCGTCTCTAGTGATCATAGTTATAAAAGATGCCAGGTCTTCCTTTTTACCCTTGGTATCTTCCGTTCTAAATATTGCCATTTTAATTTTTCCTATAAAATATTACAATTGTTAAGAGATAAGAAAGATTAATTGCTAAACATTCCGTCTACCATTCCGGCTAGGAAAGAATCAGCTTGATTCTCCGTAGCGTCGCCTGATAAGACTCTTTTGCGTAGCTCTTTTTCTTTCTCACTAGTTTTAGCCTTTTTGTTCACAGGCTTAGTTGCCTTAACACTTTTAGTAGGAGCTTTCTTACGCTTTTGGACCGCAACTTTTTTGCTGTCTTTTAAATTTTTATAATCGTACATTAATGCAATAACTTTAGGATCTATAATGTTTGCAAACTCAGGAAAGCCTAAGTCTTTTACTGCCCAGTTAACCACGGATTCGTAGTTATCTTGCCAGCCTGGTAGTTCCTTGTCTAATGCTGATATAGATTGTTCTTTGCTAGCCTGCAATGTAGCTGCATCCGCTTGAGTCTTTTCAGAAGTGGCTTCGTCTTTAATACGGGTAGCTTCTTTCTTTTTAGAATCAAGTTCTTTAGCTTTATTACGTCTAGCTTCTTGCCATTTAGGCAATTCAAACATATCGTCATCATTTATTAATTGCTGTATCTTACGATCATACGCTTCTAACTGTATTGCGTCACTATCAACTTGGTTAGTGAGCAATTCAGCATTTTGTAATTTAAGCGAAGTAGCTTCTTCCGCAAGTACTTTAGCTTCTTTTAGCTGTGCACTGGCTTCGATGGATTTCTTGTTAGAGCTTTGAGCAGTCTGGTAACCCCTGATAAGTTCCGACATAGGTACAGCATATTCTTCACCATCAACTTTAACTGGCACTTCATATTCCATATCTAGTTCTTCAGTATCAACTTCCGCCTCTTCAGAATCGTCTGAGTCTTCCTCAGTTTCTTCTTCTTCAGCTTCTAGATTATCATCGTTACTTTCGTCTTCTAATAGTTCAGTCTCGGACGCCTCAGCTTCATCACTCTCTGCTGCTTCCTCCACTTCGTTATCAGTATCATCGCTGGATAGATCTTCTTTTGGTTCATCACCAAAAAAGTCGTCCGCTAGACCTTCTAACATTACATCTTCATCAACCAAATTTACATTAACATCCTGACCATTTGTTAGGGTAGTTTCTAAACTCTCTGACATAATATAATCCTCCTATAGATTATTCTTTATTTGGTAGCAGCTTTCTTAGTAGGCGCTGCTTCCTTATTAACCTTTTTAACATCCTGTTTTTTAGACTCACGCTCAACTATATCTTCTAGGCGTGCAATAAGAACTTGCACCGAAGTAAGTTTTTCGAGTAGTTGCCTAATAACTGGACCGTGCCCTCCGCGGTTTGTTGCTCCGCGCATTTCACGTAGTATATTTTTCTTTTCTAACTTGAACATTTCCAAGTCACTTAGTGTAAACTCATCCATTTAGATCCTCCTGTTCTTTCTTGAATATTTCATTATCGCCAGCAACTGCTAACGACTCTATTTCTTTCTTCACATCGGTTAGTGCTACAACAGTATTATAAATAGTCTCTCGTAGTTCTGTTTGATGTGAACCTGTCTGGCTCCATGCCACCAAATACTTTTCTCTGACTTTTTCAAAGATTATGTTATAAGCCTTATTGCTTATAATCATTTTGGCATGGGTCCCTAGTTCTATTTTATCCATTTGACCTCCGTTTCATGAATTAATTACCTATCTTAGTAGGTCTGCCCGATTGTACTTCTAAGGCAATTTCTGCTTTGTCTTTAGCGACCATATGTTCAAACTTAGCCCTATCAAGTTCCATATCAGCTTGCTTCTTTTGAATATCAGCCATCTGTTTTTGCAAAGTCAGCATAAGTTTTTGTTGTTCTACCTCATGCTCTTTCTGTGCTTCGGCACTTGCTGCTTCTTGTTGTTGGGCTACAGATTGTGCTTGCTGTTGGCCTTGTGGTGTTGACGGATCAACAATAAAGTCAGTCCAATTTTCAATACCAATTGAATCCATAAGTTGCTTAGCAATGTTAAACCCTGAAGCAGGATTAATAACACTTTTAGTTTCTGGTGCTTGGTATAACATAGGCATAATTTGCGTAGCTAACATCATCATGTTTTCTTGGCTATTAGCTTTGCTATTAGGACCAACATCAATATCAACTGTTACACTTTCAATTGGCATCATGTCTTTAGGCGTAACACCATAGTATGAAAAGTCTTTCATAATTGCATCAGCATTTTCTAGTATCAAACCATAAACACCACGACACAAATCTTTAAAACCAGTCTCAGCAAATCTACGTGCTACATACGCAATACGTTTTTGTGAAGCTGCTTGAACTTGCGCTACTTTACCCGCCGAATTACCGGAATCAAATAGTTTTTCATTAACTCCTTGCGCTGCGCGCGTCATGCCACTCGCTTGCTCTTTCTCATTGTTCATAAATTCTAACAAAGAGAACGTCGAGGGTGACAGAGAATCCGGGGTAAGTGGTTGCACTGCGGCAATCGGGCTACCATTAGTAGGAATAATTTGGTGAGGCTCGGGACTCTGAAGCGCACGGAAATCTACCGTGTTGGGATCTGCAAGAACTCGACCATAATTTGTCAAGTATACATTTTCTACCATGCCTCGAGTAATAGCCGTTTTAATCTCTGTAGCGGATCGAGTTACGTCTGCGATAGACAACCCGTAGAAGGCATATGGAATCTCGATAGGATTCAAATTAGCTAGAGGTATACTATCAGCATACTCTTCTAATAAAATCTCGTTACCGGCCACTATGAACCTCTTCAACTCAGAAATACCATCACCATCTCTGTCAATCTTCATCCAGACTTCACTAACCGTAATTTCTCGGTTTGAAGCTCCTAGAATATCGTCCTCTTCTCCTACCCAAACACCATTGGCTGATTGCCTATGAGCGTCTTCGCCGTAGTTACCTTTAAGACCCGCAAAAGACTCTCCACCTTCTGTTGCCAAGTCGTCTGATACGTCAAATCCTTGCGCGCGAAGATCGGATAAAGATACTTCGGTTTGGATTCCTACGAATTTAGAGTTAGTTATTGATGTAGCTGTTCGATTAATCATGAACGATTCAGGAGGAATATTTTCTAGCTCTATTTTAGACGTATCTATTTTTCGCCTAATTTTTGCTATTTTATAATATTCAACTTCTTCGCCTTCAATTGTTTCTGAGGCTGTTACTAGCTCAATAATTTCTACATTATCTTCTGCAGTTATAACATCAAGTTGCTCCGAAGTTAAGTCCTCGTATTCTTCTACTTTGTGTTCAGAAGACTCTACCCACTTCCAGCGAATAGTTGAATTCTTAAACAGTAGAGCACTTTTAATCCATGTATTTAGTTCTACCCAACCATTATTTTTAACAAAAATGCAATGATTAGTAATATCGGAAGCTATACCTGCAGCTTTAGACTGTGTTGGGTCCATTGGGTTAAATTTAGCTATTTTCCCGTTGCTTAACATCAATTCTGATATAACTGCTAAATATGAATCTACAATTTCTACAGTATCTGATGATACAACTTTAGAAACTCCCATCGGCGCTAACCTACCCTTTGGCTGTTGGGTATAATAGTTAATAGCTTCTTCTCTTGCTTCTGATATTTCAGAACCATCAGAGAATGAACCTACTGACTGATGAATAGCGTCGTTAATCAGGCCTGTTAGCTCTTCATCTGTTATTTTATTAATATTTTTCGACATAGTGTCTCCTAAATCCAATTGTTATTAGTTTCTGGTATATACATATTACCAAATCCTACTCTATCATTTGTTAACTTATCAATGTGTGTTCGGTAAACTTCGCAAGCAATAGCTAAAGCCATTACTGAATCATCGAAGCATCCAGGACCTGCGCCGGTTGAACCTCTATCATCAGATAAGTAATCTTTTAGTTCTTGGGTAATTATTGAAGATTTAATATCCAATTCTTCTTCAAATAACCAATTCTTTAAGTTGCCTATGATAGCGGGTTTAGATGCACTAGTTGTTCTAAAGCCTAGTCTTACTCCCTCTTCATTTGAAATGTTAGCAATCTTTGTTTGAAAGTACATGTTAACGTAACTCATATCTTTCAGCTTTTGAAGAGTAGCTACGCCCATTGAATTAGATTCAACAGCTAAAAGTGCGTTATTAAAATAACGTCCTAAATAAAATAACTCTTTGCCAAAAGCGGCAGGGTCTATTCTGTTATTACGGTATAAACCGACTACTTCTCTTTTTGAGTTCATAACTATAGCAGCGCTATAATCTTGTCCTACACCAAGAGCAACATCAGCTCCAATAATATACTTTTCTCTAAAGCTAGGGGCTTCCCATATTTCAAGGTGCCCTTCTCTTTGCTCATCCCAAGACATCATTTGGGGATTAAAACTTCTTATACTTGTGGCGGATTCAATTTTTAATTTTTGAATCTTTTCAATATCAAATACATTAGCACCTGATACTTGAAACGCTTCTTCAGAAGTTGCAGGGTACTCCTGGGCAAATTTTGTTGAACCAGATTCGCCAATCTTCATTCGTCTCCAATAAAGTTGGTCATTAACTAAATTATACAACTCAGATAATGCTTCTTCTTCTTTGGTTCTAACAAAACTTTCCGGAGCTTTCATAGTATATTCTAATGTCATATGCCAGGGTAAAAATACCGGGACATAGTCATTTAAGCCTTGCTCTGCTTTTTTCCACATTTCGTAGAAAGAGCCAGAGGCGCCATTAGCTGTAGATTCTAAAATAATTTCTGTGCCATCAGCACTAGAAACACCTTGAAACAATCCAGCTAAAATTTTACCTTGGTTTTGCCAAAAAGCTACCTCAGAACAATGCAATATTGTGGGTGTAGTACCTCGCCCAGCTTCTGGGGAACCCGCGGTATACAATCTGAATCCTGAGTCATTATGAGCAAATTTAATTTCTTTTGCGTTAGACTTAACTAATTCAGGAGCTGTACCATCTGGCATTCTTTCAATAAATTGCTTACTCATTGTAAATAAAGCATCAGATGTTGCGCTGTCGTGTGCTAGCACCACTGATCTAGTAAAAGGAGTGTATAAAGTTTTCCAAAATACTCTTCCAGCTGTATATGTAGATATACCTTGCTGACGAGCTTTAAGAATTAGTACTCTTACTCTACCTTTATTTTTTAATTGTTTTTCAACAGCGTCGTGTATTTTTTGTTGTGCTTGATTAAACTTAAAAGGTATATAACCTTGCGCTGCGTCTTTAGTAATAATTTTTAATCGTTCACTTGAAAATTTTTTAAAATCAGCTATATATTCTAAATCTTTCTTTTTGCCAGCAATAGCTTTGCGTATTTCTATTTCTTTTGCTAGCTTTAATTTATATTCTCTACTGCTTTTATCCATAATTACCCTCCAGTTCATATGATAATAGTCTTAAATTAGGTGGTTGGTTACTTAGGCTGATGCCAACCGTCACCGTTCGGAGGGACCCAAGTTTTTAAGTATTACTTAGATAACTCACTCGTTATATCTTTGTCTAACAACTTCCAGATAATACCAGCAGCAATGATACCTGCTAATCCAGCGTTACCTAGTGTCCATACTATAGTCAGTATAGAATTTACTACATCTCCCGTTAAGAATGCTACCTTCGATCCGAAGATAATCTGTAATATAATAGACAAACTAATAAGCTTAATGCCCACATCTATTGCAGCATCAGCACCGTTCTTTATTTTTTGTAACATAAATATTTACTCCTATAAAATTAAAATTACCAACCCCATTCTCCAACCATACCAGCTGTCGAATAATCTGTCACAGTCTTTTCAAAGAAGTTACTCAATGAATCTCCTGACGTAAGATCTTCTACCCAAGGTAGAGGATTAGTTTTTACTTTAAAGTTTCCTCTAAAGCCTAGTTGTATCAATCGTCTGTCAGCTAAATACCTTATATAGTTTTTAACCTCAGTCTTCTCCAAGCCTTCTATTTCACCAGCTTCATAAGCAAGATCGATTACTTTCTCTTCTAACTTAACAATTTTTCTAGCCATAGCGTATATGTCTGCCTTAAAATCGTCGGTTAGAACTCTACTATGCTCTCTGCAGAACTCTCTAAACAACTTGCTCATTCCCTCAACGTGTAGAGTTTCGTCTCTTATACTCCATTCAATAACAGTTCCCATGCCTTTCATTTTACCACGTCGTTGGTAATTTAATAACATAGCAAATGCTGAGAACAGAGTAACCCCTTCATTAAACACAGACAATGCTATAGATTTAGCTAAGCCTTGATGGCTAGTAACGTCTGCGTCTCTCATGAAGTCGGTCTTGTCTACCATTTCTTTGTATTCTAAAAACGTACTGTATTCTTTTTCATGTAACCCTAGTGTATCATTTAACAACGCATAAGCTCTTTGATGTATACCTTCTCGAGCTGAGAACGATAATAGCATTGATCTTATTTCATTGTTAGGAAACTTAGGTATATAGAATTCACAATAGTTCTGTGCTACTATAACGTCAGCTGAAGTAAACAGCCTGAGTATAGATATGATATGTTCTTTCTCAGTATCTAGTAACTCTCCGTTCTTCCATTGATTTACATCTTCAGCTAAGTTTATTTCTTTCTCTGTCCAGTGTATGTCCTCATGTTGCTCAGCTAATTCAATAGCCCAAGGAAACTGAAAAGGTTTAAACACTATATTCTCTGTCATTAAGCTCATAATATCATCCCTCACATGCTAAACATTCGTCTGCAGCATCACCAATAGCAACTCTATCTACCTTCTGACCTACATTCTCTGCTATCTGTGTACTTGAGGTACGTAGATAATATAATGTTTTTAGTTTTTTATTAAACGCACTTAAGTGTACGCTGTTAACATAAGACTTATCAGACCCAGCAGGAAAGAATAAGTTTAAGCTTTGCGACTGACATATATGTACTTGTCTATCACTAGCATGTTGAACAATCCAATGTTGATCTAGTTCAAATGCTGTCTTAAACACATCACGTTCCCAGTCAGTTAGATAATCTAGCTGCTGAACAGATCCTTGGTGGTGACTAATGTTACGCCACTCTCTTTCTAACCATTCATTATCTCTACCCAACCTTAACCTGTGTTCTTCCATAACAATCTGCAGGTGTTTGTTTTGTATTAAATGCGATCCAACTCTTGTTTTATGAATAAAGCTATTAGACTTGAGTGGTTCTATCGATGGTGATGTACCAATTATCATTCCGCTATTTGCATTTGGTGCTATAGCTAACAGATGACTGTTCCTTCTACCACTACCTTTGCCAAACGGATACTCACCTATAGTTTTAGCTAAAGCTTTAGTAGCTTTAACAGCATGAGCTTTTATGTGGGCAAACATTCTTTTGTTCTGACCTACAGCCATAGCTGATTCCCATGGAATACTTTTAGACTGAAGATAAGAATGGAAACCCATAGCTCCTAGTCCTAACGATCTCTCTGTGAAAGCAGATGATGTGGCTCTGAATAGCTGAGGTTGTGGTGCATCTTTAATGAACGCAGTCAATACATTATCTAACATTTCTATCAGATCTTCAACAATCGTAGAGTCAATCCACTCATCAAACTTCTCAAGGTTTAAACTACTTAAGCAGCAGACAGCTGTTCTGTCAGCGTTAGTAGGTAGAGTTATCTCGGCGCAAAGGTTGCTACCTTTGATCTCTAATCCTTGTTTTTTGAGATGTTCTGGTAGTTCTCTGTTACTTTGATCTATAAAATGTATGTATGGTTCGCCAGTTCTGAATCTTGTTTCTAATATTCTTTCCCATAGTTCTCGAGCACGTACTGTATCGCGCACTGTGTTATCGTGAGGATCAATAAGATTCCAATCACTGTCACTTGAAACGCTATCCATGAAGCTGTCAGAAACATTAACAGCATTGTTAATATTAAAACATTTACGATTTGAATCACCGCCAGAAGGTATTCTAATGTTAAGAAATTCGATAATGTCTGGGTGACTAACGTCCAAGTATGCCGCATAACTTCCCTTCCTGGTTTGTCCTTGTTTATAAGCTGTCATTGCTGAGTCAGCTACTTTTATAAAAGGTATTGGTGATGGTGCTTTATTACTAACAGCTCTAACATCTGACCAGTGTCCACCAACTCCACCACCCTTGACTGACAGCCAAGCTAGCTCAGCTTGATGCTCTATCAGTCCTTCTAGTGTGTCAGGTACATAATTTAAGAAACAACTAATAGGTAAACCTAAAGGTTTCTCACCTGGGGCTGGTGCATTACTTAGTATTGGGCTGCTGAACATAAACCAACCATTGCTAACTCCGTCGTATAATCTTTGGGCTAAGTCCATGTTGCCGCCTGAGTAAGCGACACAAGCTCTAGCATAAGCCTCTTGTGGTGACTTCTCTTTACCTCTAAGGTAGTGAGCTTTTAATAAATCAGTTGCTTGTTCACTCATTTCTTTATCTTTAGATCTATTGATCTGTATTCCTAGGTATTTGCTTTTCATTTTTTCTCCTTAATTCTAGCAACCTCTATAACTTCTTCACCTGATTCATCATTGTATATTTTGTATTTAACTCTTCGTTCTGCATGCTCTTTTAATGCATAGCAAATACCCTCTTCAAATGATGCTTGTTTTTCCTTACGCATCCACATATAAATGAATACACATATTCCTATCGAGCTTATTATTATTTCATGTAGTTCCATTATAACTCCTTAATGTAATTTATTATTTTCGTCTGCCTCTAAAGTTAAGTAACTAAAACCTAGTCTTTTAAGTTCTTCAACAGTCTGCAGCCAAGCTACACACTCTAGCAATACTATTTCACTATCAGTGTTACTTATAACTGTTTTGATCTTACTTTTTACATCATTAACGTGTACTTGTCTGCTCATTTTCGTGTCCCTCGATTTCTAATATAACGTAATCTTCTTTGTCTTCGTCATATCCTCCAAAATGAGATGAAAAACCGGTTACTATTTCGCAGTGGTCGTCTTCAATAGATCCATGTTCAACCATAGCATCCATCAAAAACTTGTGCAGCGCCCATGTAAAGTTATCTATATCACGTTTACGTTTAGTAGCGAAGTATAAAGTATAGTGAACTGTTAGTTTGTTATACTTAGGTAAGGACTCCACGAATTTTTTTACTTCTTCGTGGTAGTCCTTCTTTGCTTTTGCTAATGTAGCCCAATGTAGATTTCTATACAAATTTCCTGTTAATATACCAGCCTTACCTTTTTTTGTATACAACGGAAAATTTAGTCTTGCTATCAATCTCTTACTCCTATCTTGGTGATAGTCCAACGATCTTTATCAGTATTGTATCTTACTCTAACACCTGCACCTTGATGAGATTGTCCTTCGCATAGTTGTATTAGCTCTGCTTTAAGACCTTCCATACGGTGTTCATGCAACATCTTTTCGTCTCTAGCTTCTTTCCACCAGAATGCCAACTCTTTCCATTGCTCATCTTCGCGCTTAAGAATATCGTTAACTCCTGGTTCTGGCTTACCTTTAAAGTATTCTTTCCATGCAGCGAGTATTGTTTCACGTAACTCAGGGTTTGAATCGTGTATTCTATGTGCACCTTCTTTATTATGTCTATCATAAACCCAGAAATGACATTTATCTTGCTCAGCGAGCATCATCTGTTGTTCCATTTGTATTTCATACTGATGAGGAAGTGCTTCTCCGTTCATCATTGTCTTCCATAATGGTGACTCAGATCCATTTAATGGGACTTTGATCTCAAGTATCTCTGATTTACCAGACTTAGACCATGTTTCTTTACCATCTAATGAAGCCATTAACGGCATTCCGTCTACCTCAGCAACTAAACAACAAGGTTCAAACACTGCTTGAGCAAAATTCTGAAACGATTCTCTAGCTTCATCTTCAAACTCGTTACCTATTGTCATAGCGAAGTTAGTCTTTATTGTTAACTCACCATTTTTAAGTTCCCATAATTGTAATGGTGTCTTAGGTATCCACGGACTTACGCCCATAGCCGCTGCAGCTTCTGATGCTGTACCGTATTTTCTTCTAGTTTCTAACCATAAATCACTACCTTGAGGCAGTAACGTATCATCGTATTCTATTATATTTTTAATTTCCATATTATTACTCCTTATTTTCTACGTTTAGCCCATTTTATTTGAAGATGTTTTATGTAACTCATCGTCTCTTTGTTAGGCTTTTCTGCAACGACATCTTTGAAGTTAGGATAACTATCAAATCTTTCTTTATACTTATAATTTGCCCAGCTATCATTGTAGTTTTTAACTACTCCGTAACCAAGTAACTGTTGATAGAATTCCTTCTTAAAGTTTTCACCGTATTCTTCTTTTCTTTCTACTTTCTTAGTCTTTTTATTTACTAGACCTAACTCAGCGTCTATGAAATCTACATAAGAACTTTTGCCTTTATGGATCTTACCACAACCTGGACATATATTATGACCGCTGAATGTTCTAAAACATCCTTCGCATACTATAGTACTAGCTTCTCTATCTTTAGGTTCTACTCTTTCGTTTTCTGATGATTTACCTACTGTAAGAACCCAGTTATGATCGTCAGTAGCAAAGCCATTAGTATATACAGCACCTGAATGATCTATAACTATTGCTTTATCTTTTGACGGATGTGGTCTTAAGACTCTTCCAACCATTTGAATATACAATCCTAACGATTTAGTTGGTCTTGCTAGTACACAAACTTGAGCTTTAGGAGCATCAAAACCTTCAGTAAGAACCATGCAGTTGCATATTACTGTTAACTTACCTGAATTAAAGTCTTTTAATATTTGAACTCTTTCTTTAGTTGGTGTTTGACCGTCTAAATGAGCTGCTAGTACTCCGTTGTCTACGAATGTTTCGCATAGGTTTTGACTATGTTTAACACCTGGAATACTTGGTGAATAATAAATTGCTTCGATTAGACTTCCAAGTCTTGTTAACTCTTTAATTCCAGGAGCTTTGACCATATCAGTATAAATAGAACCTAAACCATTACCATCAGATCTTACTGGGGTAGCTGTAAGTCCTACAATTAAACCTTTCTTATATAAATTTATAATTTTTATATATGTGTTACTTAATGATCTATGAGCTTCGTCTATTATTATTAGATCAGCTACTGGCATTTCCATTGTGTTCTTTGTAATAGCTCTTGCCCTTAAAGTATCCACTGAAGCAACTTGAACTGGTGCGAAGTTATTTTCTTTCTTGTGATTAGCCATAATAACTCCGTGTCGTACTCCGAAGTCAGTTAATTTATCTGATGTTTGAATGATTAGCTCTCGTCTATGAGCTAAGAATAATACCTTCTTACCCTTATCAACGAATGCTTTAACTAGTGCTGCAGCCATAACTGTTTTACCAGAACCTGTAGCAGCTTGTAATATTATTCTACGTTTACCAGTTCTTTCTACTCGGATCAATTCATTTAAAACATCTTTCTGATATTGCCTAAGTTTCACGTTTGTACCATTCGAACATTATGCTTCCTAAGAAACCACTTATTAATATTAC